TCAGTTATGTCTACATGCTCGACTTCCGTGGGAGGAAGTACGCAAAGGGACAGTACCTCAACCCGCAGGGAAACGATCTCTCTCGTGGTTTGCTTACCTTTGCCGAGTCTAAGCCGATCCAATACGCAGATCAGGCTAACTGGCTCGCTATCCATGGTGCCAACTGTTACGGGAACGGAGTCAACCTCGCCCGACTCGATCACAGGGTAGCCTGGGTGAAGGACAACTCTTCGCGCATCGCCCGCACAGCTGAGGATCCCCTGTCGGATCTATGGTGGTCGGTTGCCGACGATCCTTGGATGTTCCTAGCCTTCTGCTTTGATTGGGCTGGGTTTGTCAAGCACGGCTTCGGCTACAGATCCAGCCTGCCCGTGGCGATGGACGGAAAGAACAACGGGCTTCAGCACTACGCAATGCTGACGAGGGACCTGCCACTAGCCAAAGCAACTAGCTGCGTCCCGTCCGAGTTCCCTACCGACATCTATTCGGACATAGCCGATCTAGTCACGCGGAAACTGGAGTGGGTTGTAGAGCGTAGGCCGTGCCCTGACCGCGCCCTGCTTGCCGAGAAACTTCTTGTTCTGTTTGACGGCACCATTCCTCGCCGCATCTGCAAGATGCCTGTGATGGCCCTGCCTTACGGGGTCCAGCTTCGAGGCATCTCTGATTACCTGATTGAGTGGTACTGGCAGGAGGGCAGAAAGAAACAGGTAGAGGGCTTCAGCAGTCACGGCTATCCGGAGATGGGCTACCTTGCCCAGACTATCTGGAGCACCATGATCCTTGAGGGCCCTGTGGCTGAAGCACTAGAGCTAATGTCTTGGCTTCGCGATGTGGCCAAGGTTTCAGCTGGCGAGGGAACCCACCTGTCTTGGACCACACCGTCAGGCTTTGTGGCGCGGCAGGACTACATGGACACAAGCTCGCGTGTGGTCAAGACCGCCCTTGGCGACACGATCCGCAGGCACAGGATCAGTACACCAACTGATCGAATTGATGTGCGCTCCAGCGTGACGGCGTTCCCTGCCAACTTCATCCATTCGCTCGATGCCGCCGCCCTGACCCTGACACTGAACGCATGCTTGGACACCAAGCCTGCCTACGGTGGGGGCTGGAGCTTCTCGGTGGTCCACGACTCCTACGCTACTCACGCTGCTGACGCGCAGGAGCTTGCGTACCGCCTGAGAAACTCTCACATCGAAATGTACTCAGCGGATGTGCTCGCAAAATTCCGCAACGAAGTGTTGACCAGTCTGTCGGCCAATGCTACTATCACCGAACCTCCCAGCGACGGTCGTTGGGATGTGACACAGCTTCAAACTGCTAGATACTTTTTCTCATGAAACGAAAGTCGATCACGACGCCCACGGGTATCGCCATCTGGCCCAAGCTCAACGAGCCGGACACCCGCTGGAAGGCCGAGGGTGAATACTCGGTCAACCTCCGCCTGAGTGCCGAGGATTCTGCCAAGATCATCAAGATGATCGAGGAGTACGCTGATACTGCGTACAGTCAATTCTGCTCCCAGCAAGGGAAGAACAAGCTCAAGCGTCACTCCATGCCGTGGACCGAAGTTACGGATGAGTCTGGCGAAGAGACTGGAGAGTTTGACTTCAAGTTCAAGCTCAAGGCCCGAGTGGAGACTCGGCAGGGTGAGGTGTTCACCCAGAAGGTTGGCCTGTTCGACTCGAAAGGCGACCCCATGAACGATGGAATTGGAGGAGGCTCCAAGCTCCGCGTGGCTGGTGAGATCAACCCGTGGTTCACTGCCTCTCTTGGGTTTGGCGTGTCCCTCTGGGTTCGTGCGGTTCAGGTGATTGACCTGATCGAACCGAAGGGCGGTGGCAGTGCCAAGAGCTTTGGCTTCTCCTCTGTCGATGGTGGGTTCACCACCAGTGGCGAGCAGCTTGGGGAAGACGAGACTAGCTCGTTTGAGTCCGACGACTCCGCTGACTTCTAGTGGAAGTAACCTTCGATGTGCTTGGCGACCCTGTACCTCAGGGAAGCATGAGGGCCTTCGTGGTCAAAGGCCGCGCTGTCCTCACAAGCACATCGAAGAATCTCAAACCTTGGAGAGCCAAGGTGGCCGAGGCAGCGGCCAACGCTTCGGACGGACAGATGTTTGCGAGCAAGACTTGCGTGTCTGTTACTTGCATCTTCCGCATGCGGCGTCCACAATCGCACTGCCGCGCTGACGGGACCGTCAAGCCCTCAGCGCCTTCACAACCCTGCACTCGTCCGGACATCGACAAGCTCGCACGGGCCATCCTTGATGGACTCACTGGAGTTTTGTTTGACGACGACAGTCAGGTGACGACATTGAAACTACTGAAAACCTACGCGGAGCCCCGGCGAGACTCAGGGGTACACATCCATGTTCGACAAGACTCAAGAAAGCACCCTTCTGAAGAAGGGACCTTGCCCTGACTGCGGATCGTCCGACGCCTGCGCGTCCTACGACGACGGCCACACCTTCTGCTTCAGCTGCGAGAAGCACACACCCGGCGAAAGCTCGTGGGTTCCGCAGCCCAAGGATCAAACCACAGTCAGCGTTGGAGGGACGGGCCTGATCCCGATCTACTTCGATCAGCTTGCAAGCCGCAAGATCACTGAGCAGACTTGCCAGAAGTGGGGCTACGGCAAGGGCAAGATGAACGGGCAGCCTGTTCAGGTTGCCACTTACTGCGACAACGACGGGAACCCTGTCGCGCAGAAGGTTCGGTTCAAAGGAAAGGACTTCCGGATCGTTGGTGATCCTTCCGCCATGACCCTGTATGGGCAGCACCTCTGGCGGGACGGGGGCCGCATGGTGGTGGTGACCGAGGGCGAGATCGACGCCCTGTCCGTGTCCCAGGTGTACACCAACAAGTACCCGGTAGTGTCGCTGCCCAACGGTGCCCCCTCCGCAAAGAAGGCGATCCTCAAAAGCCTCGACTGGCTGGAGAAGTTCGACTCGGTCATCTTCTGTTTCGACAATGATGAGCCGGGACGCAAGGCTGCTGTCGAGTGCGCCACTGTCCTGTCCCCCGGCAAGGCCAAGGTTGCCAAGCTCCCGCTCAAGGACGCGAGCGAAATGCTTCAGCAGGGTCGGGGCAAAGAACTGATCGACCTGATCTGGGAGGCTAAGACCTACCGACCTGATGGGATCGTTAGTGGCGACGATGTCTGGAACATCATCACCAAGGTCGATCAAGCTCAGTCGTTCCCGTACCCCTGGCACGGTATGAACGAGATGGCTCGCGGCATCCGGACTGGCGAGCTTGTCACCTTCTGCGCTGGGTCCGGAGTGGGCAAGTCAGCAGTCTGCAAGGAGATCGTCCACCACCTCGTGATGGAGCACAAGCTCAAGGTGGGCTTCATCGCTCTGGAGGAGTCAGTCAAGCGGACTGCCCTGTCCCTGATGGGGATCCAGATGAACAAGCCTATCCATCTTGACATGTCGCTTGCGAGCGAGGACGAGATGGAGGACGCCTACCAAACTGTGGTCAAGGACAACCTTGTCTTCTACGATCACTTCGGCAGTCTGGACAACGACAACCTGCTCAACCGGATTCGTTACATGGTCCGGTCGCTGGGGTGCCGCTTCATTGTGCTCGACCATATTAGCCTTGTGGTGTCTGGCCTTGAGGGCGGCGACGAGCGGCGCAACCTCGACAACGCAATGACCCGCCTCCGGTCGCTAGTGCAGGAGACTGGCGTCGGCATGCTGGTTGTGTCCCACCTCAAGCGCCCCGATGGCAACAAGGGCCACGAGGAGGGCCAGCGCACGACGCTCGCGCAGCTGCGTGGCAGTGCTGCCATTGGTCAGCTGAGTGACATGGTCTTTGGCTTGGAGCGGGACCTGCAGGATCCGGACTCCAGGGATGTCACTACTGTTCGCTGCCTCAAGAACCGTTTCACTGGAATGACTGGGGTTGCTTGCCATGTCCGGTACAACCGTGAGAGCGGCAGGCTCAGTGAGGCAATGGATCTTTTCTCCGACGATGACAACGGAGGTAGCTTCTGATGCTGTTCTTCGACCTCGAAGCTGACGGCCTCCTCGATGAG